ATCAAGTAGCTCTACTTCTATACCTATTCAACAACAAATAGACAGACAATATAACAACCCATAAGGAAAATGATGGATATTTTAAGAAAATCTTTAAGTACTTTTATAAAAGAGACAAAAGGTCTAAAAGGACCTCAAATAGCTGAAAAGTTACACGAATCTATAAAACCTGATATAGGTTCTATCTGGATTTCAAAAAAGTATGAAACTAGAAAGAGGGGTTATTTCCATATAACTGTAATAGAATCTGTATCTAGTGACATGATGGTACATTATGGTAGACTAGAGGTAAAGGATTCTATATATACAGCAGATTTGGAAGATATAAAATTTGATATGCACACTACAGACATTATAACTTTTATAGGTGCTAAAACTAGGATAGATGTATAGATGTACACTTTTGACGGTGAGAATAGATTAATAATATTAGATGCAGGAGTAACTGAGTTTACTGTAGCTGATCTATATTCACGTTGGAAGGAATGGGTACAGATATTAGATAATTCTAAATGGGTAAACGCTTTTGAGGAAACAATAGGGGGAAACCCTTTAGGTTCGGGATTAGAACTAAATGGATACTATTTCCTAACCAATGGTTGGCAGATTAGGCCTCAAGAGGCAGATCACGATCTATCTGTAATAGGGGATTTGTATCCTGTACCTGACACAGCCGAATTATTTACGGATACTGTAGCCGATTTTAACGTAAGAATAGAATTACAGAGATCTTCTGCTACTATTATAGCTAGTGGAGGAGGTAGTGGATCTATAGACGAAACAACTATAAACGCTATAGCTTCTGCAGTTTGGGCTCAATTACTTACAGATAACGCAAACCCTAACAGTTTTGGGGAATACTTACAGAAACAATTAAAAATACATATACAGAATACAGCTTTACAAGGATGTAATAATGGATGATAAATACTTGCAAGATATAAGCCAAGATGTTAAGATAATTATAGATAAAGTACATAAAATAGACTTAGAAACCACTAAAAATACTATCGTGCTAAAAGAACATCAGAGAAGGGCATTAGCCAATGAGGCCCTGGTAGCAGAAGCTAGAGAGAGAGTGAACACTCTAGAAGGTAGAATATTTAAAGAAAAATTATTAAATGGGGCAGTTATCACAGCAGTGATAGCTATAGCGGAAATATTAAGGAGATTAATCTAATGGCAAATTTTATAAGTCTAGGAACTGTAGATCAGTTACAAATTCAGATACCTAGAAAAAATAGTGTGGATTGGGCAGACTCTTTAAGAGACTTATTCTTCTTAAAAGTGGTAGAACACGATCATACAGGAAATGGTAGAGGCGCTAAACTAGGGGCAGGCTCTTTTGGAGATAACTCTGTAACTGACTTAGCAATTAGATTAAGGGCTGAGGAATGGTTAAGATCTAGAGACAATGACAACACAGCAGATCTAAATATTATAGGGTTAGATGCAAATGACAAAATAAGGTTAGGGGAACAAGTTTCTGAAATCTCATTAACACCCGTGAACACAGATCCTATTAGTCCTGTAGAAGGACAATTACAAGTATCTGACGGTACTCATAGACCTGCTGGAACGTATACCTATGTATCAGGCTCATGGCTTTCAGCTCCTAACAATATTACTGCTAGTAATCAAGGGGCTGGTGAAGGTATATTCAAACAAAAGACTGGAGATGATTTAGAATTAAAGACTATATCAGCTGGAGACGATATAAGTGTTGCGTCTAGTGCTGATGAAGTGACTATAAGTTCTGTAAGAAATCTATCAACTACTAAAAGCCTATCTACAGATATTACATCTAGTGCAGCTCCTGGAGGTAGTAGTCTAGAGTTTACAAATGGGTTAATAAGTTCTTCTAACACATATATACTAGAAGTATTTCTAGACACCCAGTTTGACGGACCTACTGCTGGATCTGTCAGTGTATCTATGGCTCTAGAAATATCTGGAGGAGGTACTTTACCTATCCTAGTCACAGAAAGTGCTAACTCCTTAGCTAAAAATTCATCAGTTATATTCACTCCTACACCTAACCAAACAATTACTGGAAATATGGTTGCAACTATAACTGTAAATGGGGACGTAAGATTATTAGCTGGAAGCTTTGTAAAATTAACACAATTAAAAGATACTCAAGAAGGTGGATTCTAATGGCAAATTTTAAATTAGATTATAACCCAAATACTCAGCTTGACTTAAGCTCTTTGACTAAAAAACAAAAGCCAACCATATTACAAAGCGCTCTACAAACTGCACCTCAACAGTCTACTGGAGATGGTGTTACAGATGGAGCTATACAAGGTGCTAGTACAGGCTCTGCTGCAGGCCCTTGGGGAGCCGCTATAGGCGGAGTAGTAGGAGGTATTTCTGGAGGATTAAAAGCTAGGGCACAACGTAAAAGAAATATTGCAAATATAGAAGCAGAAGAACTAGCAACTAAAGCCCAAGCAGAAGACAATAGGTCAAATAATAAGAGATCAATACTAAGAGGGCTGGGTAACCAATTAAGCGCTACCTTGTTAAGATAATATGACTAAAGTAGAACATATATTAGATGCTATTAGAGTAGAGACTGAAAACCAAGATGTCTCTGAATTTATAGGTATTTCAGATAGAGAAATACTTAGACATATTGCACACGCTCAAAATAAGATACAGGCTGAGATTGTTAAAAAATCTAACAAAATATTTACAGCTACAAAAGTTGTATCGGTATCTAATAATGAAATATTAGATATACCTAAAGATGCTTTCTTAGGTGAGGTAATTACTGATATTAAATATAGAGGTGTATCTAACTCTAAATATTGGTATCCTGTTAAACAAGACATCATTAAAAATAGGGATGAAGAATATCACGGGCACCCTAGATATTACGCTAGAGCAAATAAAAAGATATACCTTAGACCTATACCCACTAGTGGAGAAGTAAGGATAACTTACGTACAAGCCTTACCAAAACCGCAACTAAAAAGAGGTAGTATAGGTTCAGTAGTTCTAGACACATCTACAAACACTATTACTAGTTTAAATTTAGAGGTACTTACTGACGATATAGATCTGGATGCTTTAAATAGGGAAAGTTACGTAACAATAGTTGATGACATTGGCGAAATAAAGATGCAAGGCATTAGAATTACTGGGGTAGACTCTGACGGTACAGTCAACGTTCACTCTAGTTTTGTATTTGAAGATGGTGAAACTATAGAGCCTGGAGATATAATAGTACCAGGAAAAAGAAGTTCTACTCATTTGCACCTAGACGAATACGTAGACAGACATATTATTGAATACTCTAATGCAAAAATACTGCAAAGAGAGGGTTCTGGAGAACTTACAACTCAATCAGAATTCTTGGCATCAGTTGCAAACGAGATTATAGAAACTTATGCATCAGTAACTGACGATATAGTGTACCTACCAGAGGTAAACGAGGACTTTGATGAGTTTTAATTTAAAAAAGAATTTTAATTTCAATTTTGGCGGACTCGACTTGCGCTCCCCGGAACTCTTGAGAGATCAATCTACGGCTACAGATACTCTCAACACATCCCTTTCTGAAAACCTTTCTCTAACTAAAAGGCGTGGATTTCATATCTCAAATCAAGGGAAAGGGGGCGCAGGGTCTGTCACTTTTAACGAAGTAGATATCGCTACAGGAATAGATACCCAGTCTAGGATTGTATTTGATAACTCTGCTCATAAGGTTATTGAAGGAACTGTACAAATAAGCTACATAGGAGCTGCAGTACCTTCTGCTAGTATCGAAATAAACACAGATACAAATCTGTTTGAATTAAAGCTTTTTGAAGATACAACTGTAAGCCAAACGATCGTACTAGGTACAGGCCTAGAGACAAGTCCAAAATTAATAGTTGATTTAGTGACAGATATAGCGGGAGACTTTAGCGCTAGTGTTACTGGAGACCCTAATGTAAGGGCAGCATTCTTAAAAGTCCTACCAGAACAATCTTTTTCAGGTAGTATAGATCTTAACTTTACGTCCTACGAAGAATTGACCTTACCTACAGGAGTTACAAACCCCTTTCAAGCTCATTGGGATACTAGAAACGACGATAATTTTGAAATAGCTCAAACTATACAAAATAGAGATGTATTATACATTACAAATGGGGAAGACGGATTATTTAAGTATGACGGCACTAGATTATATAAAGCAGGCTTACCAAAACCGTTAGATCTAGTGCAAAATGCGGCTAGTGGTGCAGCTGGCACATATAGATATAGAATAGTATATAAGTATACAGACAGTAAAGATAATATTATCTTCTCTACTCCTAGTAATGAGCTAGAGCTATCAAACATATCGACTTTAGATATACCTAATATATTACAGGGATCTGGCTTTGATACAGACGGTGACATAGAGATAATAGTATTAAGAACTAAAGATAATCTAAGCATTTTTTATGAAATAGCTACGCTTACAAACGATCCTTTAAATGCTATCCAAACATATGCAGATACTGTTGTAGATAATGATTTAATTGTAGAATATACTTTACCTCCTTTTGAGCTAAATATATCCCCTGTTTGTAGATATATAGATGTCTGGAGAGATCAGATAGTTTTAACTGGGGATAAGAATTCTGTATCTACAGTTTACTACGCAGATATAGAGTATAGTGAAGGTTTTTCGGTTTCTAATACTTTTTTAACTAGTACACGGTCTGGAGGGGCTAATACCGGGATAAAATCACAAGACAACAATCTGTTTGTTTTCAAAGCTAGGTCTATAACAATAGTAACTGGAGAACTAGTTATAGGTAATTTTCAAGTAGACACTTTATCAGACGAAGGTATAGGCTGTTTATCAGCTTCATCTATAGTAGAATCTCTTGGTAAAATATGGTTTCTAGGTAGAAGAGGCGTATATTCCGTAAACCCCCAAGGAGTTACACTAGAAAGTCCAGGGTTAACCCCCATTTTTAGTTTAGAGCTAGATAATATACAGGTACAAAGGTCTGTAGGATTTTATTGGATAAACGAAGAGGCAATTCTATTTAGTTTACCGGTAAAAAATACAAGTTCTGGAGAAACTTATTTCGAAAAAACTAGTAGAGTTTTAGTCTATCATGTAAGGGCTGGACAATGGACTATATGGGATAATCTAGAGTTTACATCTGGTATAAACTTAGATGGACAAGATGTTTGGTTTAACGGGACTACTCTAGATTCTGATGACACTGTAAGACACGTATCTTCCAACATATTAAAAACAAATACTTTTTTAGATTATGCGGATCATAATCAACCTATATCCCTAGTCCATAAAACTAACTGGGAATCTGCTGGAGAACCTTCGGTACCTAAAAAGTTTGTGAGAATGAAAGTATATTCTCTAGATACTCCTTTACAAGGGTTTCAATCTACTAACTTCACTATAGATATAGAGACAAATCACGATTATTTAGATGAAGTAGTATCAAAGACTTCTCTACCTTTTAACGAAGATGTAGAGGGTTGGGGAAGTTTTAGCTGGGGATCTATAAGGTATGGTCAGGAAAAAGTTTTAACTAGAAGAACTAGACTATTTCCTAAAAAGGCTAGGTCTCTCAGAACAATTTTAAAAAATTCTACAATATATGAAAATGTGTTGATATCTGGACTAGAATTTGAGGTAGCATACGAACATGGACCTTTTATGAGGAATAGATAATGCGATTTGGTATAGAGACTTTAGATACTTTTAAGGAACTAACTAAAAAGTTAGTTACTATATTAAAGCAATTATCTGATAGAATAGATACTAAATTAGAGTCGTCAGATATAGTTGATTTTGAAACTAGTGCAGAACTAGACGTAAGAGATACTAATAACAGGAGCAGAACTAACCACACTGGAACACAATCTGTAGATACTATTACAGGCCTTTCAGACGTTATAAAGATAGGTACAGCTGATGTATCCGCAGATGGTCCTCAAACATTCTCCTTCTCTAGCGCATTCATATCAGGTACAGATAGTGATATACAGGTAGTTGTAACTAGAACTCTAGCAAACGCATCTAGTGCGTTTTCTGTTACAGCTACCACTAAGACAGGGTTTACAATAGATAGGAGCGATTCTGTAAGTGGTACACAAACAGTTAGATATATAGCTGTAAATGGATCATACTTGTAGTTTCTAAATACTTGAAATTTAAAGGAATATAGCATATAATAGGGTATCTTTACAATCCCTAAGACATATTAAAAGAGGTAAAAATGGGCGTTTTTGACGACATAAAAGACGGAGTAAAAAAAGCAGCTGAATCTGGGGCTTTAGGTATTTTACCTAGAAAACTTGTAGGTGAATCTAGCAGTAGTGCAAAAACAGTATCTGAAGAGGAAGAAGCTAGAAGAATTGAAGCGGCTGGACAACAAGCTAGAGAGAATCTAGTTAAAGACATGGAACTAGGTAAACAGTTAGGGCAAGATATCCTAGGAGATGGTCTAGGCAGATTATCTGAGAATGACGCTATAAAAAGCTCTCAAAGCCTTTTAAGGAAACAGGCAGGTGGTCTAACAGACGCAGAAAAAGCGGCACAAAGAGAATCCGCATCTAGACAACTACAAGGTAGCCAACAAGCTGCATCAAGGTCATTATCTGCCTCTTTAGCTAGATCAGGAGTAAAGGGAGGAGCTGCAGGTCAGCAGCAAGTAGAATTAGCTGCCCAAGGATTACAGGCAAGAAGAGACTTAGAGAGAGATCTTTTTCTTAGTCAATCTCAAGCAGAAAGAGAAGGAGCTGTAAATTTAGCTAATTTTGAAACGAGGATTGCAGAATTCGATATTGCGCAGATAGCTAAAGAAAAGAATATAATTACCCAAGCACAGCTTTCTAGTGCTGAATTAGGTACTAGTGAAAGAAATGCTGTAAGACAAGCTATTGCTGCTGAAAATATTGCAGAAAAGAAAAAAGAAGGGGAAAGCTCGGGAGGTACAGTTTTATGTAGTGCGATGTATTACAATAAATTAATCTCTAGTAGAGAGTGGGCTGCAGATAAGGCCGCAGGTATATCCCTAGTAAAAAATAGAGAAACTAGAAAAGCATTTTTACTATATAATAAAGTGTGTAAACCTTTTGCAGTATATTGTATGAATAACAGGTGGGCAGCAATTGCTATATCTCCTTTTATAGTACCTATTTCAAAGCATTTCGTAGATCGTAATATATTAGGTACTATATTATTTAAAATAGCGAAATTTGGATTCATGTCTGCAGTTAAAATTAAAAGTTGGTTAAAATGAAATTAAAAAGAAAGAAAAAATCGGATCAACAAAAACTGCAAGAGGCTACGTTAACAGATAACTATGGTATATTAGCCCCTACGTTTGATAGGAAACAGGAAGAAAAGAAGATAAATAAATTGCAAAGAAGTATAGATAGAGCTGCTAAATCTGAAGCTAAATCTAGAGGTAAGGCTGACGCAGCTACAGCTTATAAAAAACTAAAAAGGAATAAAAACCGTGGATAAAAAAGATAAAAAATCCCTTTCAGAACAGTTTAAATTTGCCGCTAGTAATTTGGGAGGGGCAGCTGTAGGTAGTATAGTTGGAGGTCTTATAGGTGGCGCTGACGGGGCTGTAGAAGGTTTAGAGACTGGTAACGCATTAAATAAGCAGTTAGTGCAGCAAAGTAATCAACTTGAGCAGTTAAGACAATCTCAGCAAAGGACAAATCAATCTTTAGAATTCGCAGACATTCAAAGACAAAACCTAGACTTAAAACTAAACACTAAAAAAACTAGAGAAAATCTAATAGATTCTAGGAATGGTCATACTTTAAAGGAAAACGCCTTTGGAGATGTAGTAGACGATGAGGGCCAATTTGTTCCAGGTAAATTTGTAAGAAACTTAAGAATGGAGACCCAAGATAGGCTAAGAGATCAGGGAGATCAAAGGATAGAGGTTTCTAAGACTAACACCGAGTTAAGAAGGGAAGGACTAACCGAAAGAAAGCAGGAAAATGCCGAAAGAGATAGAATTAAGTTAGTAGATTCTTTCAACAAAGATAAAGAGGTTGTCTCTTCTAGAGAAGCTTTAACAAAAGCAAAGGGAGTGAAGGCACTAGTAAACAGTGACTCTGTATTTGCCCCAGGAGCTGCCGTAATTGCTATCAACAGATTATCTGGAAACGTAGGAGTATTATCTGATACAGATATGGCTTTATTTGGAGGATCTCAAGCCTATTTAGCTAGAATAAATAGGTGGGCTAAATTATCTAAAGACGGCAGATTGACTGAAACAGATAGAAAAGATATACTATCCACTATAGACACTCTAGAGAGTATACATTCAGGCAAAATTAGAGAAGTTAAAAACAGGTTAATCGGTCAATTTTCTAGTGCTAGTGACGATGTAAGTTTAGAGAAAGCTAAGCAAATACTTGGAGACTCTACAGATAGAAAATCCAGACTAAAGAGTAAACTGTTTAAGGGATTATAATATGAGCAAATTTATAGAGAATTTAAAAGGTATGAATCAAGAAGATCTCGAAGGCGTTAGAGAAATGCTTGATAGTGATGAAGAGTTTGAAAACCAGTTTAAATCACAACTAGACAACTTAGACGCTGCAGGTAAAGCTCAAGTCAAAGGAATTGTGCTAGGTGAGGAAATAGATGTAGAAGACTCCGAAATACCTGAAGGTCAAAAGGTACAGGCAGCTAGAAGAGAATCCTCTGGCTTAGATACAGTTAAAGATGTATTTACTTCTATCGGAGGTAATATCCCTTTTGCAGAGGATATATCGGCTAATATAAATGCTGCAGGAGCAGAAATAGGGGAAGCTCTAGGCCTTACAGAGGAAAAAGACTTTTCTCAAAGAGTACAGGAAAACAGGTCTGAATTCAGGAAAGAAGTTGCTCGAGCAGAGCAAAGAAGTCCTATTGTTAGTGCTACAGCTGCCATGGGTACAGATATTGGTACTTCCTTCTTAGCCGGAGGAGCAGCTATTAAAACTATAGGAGCTATATCTAATATAGGTAAGGCAAGTACTATGATAGGTAGTGAAGTAGTTTTGGAGACCGTTAGAAATTTTTCAGATTCAGAAAACAGGACTATGGAAGACTTAGGCAAATCAGCTCAAGGTGCTGCTTTGATTGCAGCTGGAGGATTAGCTCTAGGTGCAGCCGGATCTAAAATAGTAGGTACAATCGGAGGAGCCTTTAGTACTAGGTTTGAAACTCTAATGAAATCTAGAGGAGTTGCAAGAGTTATAAAATCTGTAGACGAATTTGTAGAGTCTACAAGAGGGAGAATTAGTTCTAAAGACTATACAGATGCTTTAAAAGATATACCTAATTATGTAGAAGATATAGCTAAAAATAACTTTAGCAAAGCCCAGAAAAACTTAGATAGTTACTTTTTTAAAGTTAAAGATCAGGTTAAATCTGCAATTACCGATTTAGAGGGTAAATTAGGACAAGAATTTGGGCTATTACCTAGTCAGACTAAAGATTTACATAGAAGCATAACTAGAGAGTTAAGAGATATAGTACAGAATTTTAGTAAACATGGCGGTAAAAAGGCTAAATTAAGGGCTGCAAGAGCACTTGAAGATCTGGACGATGCATTTTTATCTACTACAGTTACAGAGTTTGGGACAATTAAGGCAGGTAAACCTTTAAAATATGGCGAATTAGGAACTATTTTAAGAGGTTTAGAAAAAACTTTACCTAAAAAATTACAAGGTAAAGCAGGTATTATGGGTAGGATTAGAGCTAGCAGAAATGCCATATTAGATAAATCGTTTACAGGACTGGAAGAGATCGTTCAATCTAAGTTAAATTTTTTAAAAGGTTCTAACAAAAAAATAGAAATATTACATCACGCTAAAAGTTTAAAAAACTCAATTAGAGCTGAGATGACTGCAATTGAAAATGGTCAAACCGCTTACAGTATATTAGGTACAGCTATTTCTAAAACACAATCTAAAGCTCCTGGAGCTGCCGCATTTGGTTATGGTATAGCTGGATTTTTAGGTTCTAAGGTTGCTGTAGGTGTTGTAGGAGCTAAAGAATTAGCTAAAGCGGCATTAAATTCACCTAAACTAGTAGGTAAATTAGGATCTCTATTGCCACAAACAGCTAAGTTAGAAAAAATAGGTAAATTTTACATTAACGGCACTGGTCAGAGATCAATGTATTATGGCGCACTTATGACTAGATTAGGGCAGTCTTTAAACGGTTTAGATCCAGAAAGAACTGAAAACACGGTAAATGCGCTAAATGCTACACAATCTCTCCTTAGTACCCCATTAGATAGATCTACAGACTCTTTGATGCAACGTAAACAAGACATAGATGCAATACTAAGGGTAGAAAATCCTGAACTGTTAGAAGAATTAAATGAGACTTTACAAGAGAACGGGAATGTGGGCCCTATTATGGAGGCCATTACTAAAATCCCTGCAGCTAAAGAACTAGTGAAAGAGGGTGTAGGCTGGGACGGTAAGGTATATAATCCTGAAGATAAAGCAGCTTTAAGAAAAAGTGTAGAAAATCAACCACTTATTTCTAGTGCTCAGAAAATAGATATGTTAGAGCAACTATCTTTGCATGGCACTATACCTAATTTAGAAGAGGCAGAGATAAGGAAACCCCGTAAATATAGGGCAAAACCTAAGAAATATAGACCTTATTAGGAGTTAAAATGGGTATTTTAAAATGGTTAGGGCGAATATTAAGTCCAATAGAAAGAACTATTGACGAACTAAATACATCAGAAGAAGAGAAAATGCAGCTTAAAAATGCATTAGCAGAAACTCAGTCGGGACTCTCTGAAAAATTAATAGATCTTGAGGCTAAGGTACTAGAAGCTACTACTAAAAGAATAGAGGCAGAAACCAAGTCGGACAATGTCCTAGTTAAGACTTGGAGACCTATAACATCTCTTGCTTTAGTTGCCTGCATAATACTTAGTGCTTATGGCATAGGTAGCCCTGGCCCTCAACTATTTGAACTAGCAAAAATAATACTTGGAGGATATATAGGTGGCAGGTCTCTAGAAAAAGTTGTAGCTGTATCTAAGCTTGGGAAATAGGATTATTTCTTAGTTTTTGAGATAATGTTTTCTCTAAAGTCCAACCCCTTTGTAACCTTTTCCTTATATTTTCATTGTCTATAACATTATCGTATAATAGTCTGGCAATTAGTCTTAGTTCTCTTATATTCCTATGTTTACCTTTATAAATTCTAGACACATTTGTAGATCTATTACTGTTTTGAGTTTTAACAGTAACCCACCTACAGTTACTAGGTTCATAGTTGCCATTATTATCGACTCTATCTATACTATGTTTTGGACTAGGTCTAGGTCCCATATCTTTATAAAAATTCTCAAAACTATTTAACCATCTATCACAAACCTTAATCCCTCTTCCACCATATCTATGGTAACGACTATCGTTGGGACAGTAGCATCTGCCCTTCATGTGGCACCACGACCTATATTCTGGTGTATAAGTTAGACCATGTGTTCTAGAACCCATAGGACAACCCTTAAAGGAAATAAAAGTATATTAAAAGTTATAAAATATATTGTAAGTATTATTAGCCAAAATTTTAAGTCTTTTTTGTAGTCTTTAAAATTGGTATTAAAATTATTTAGGGTATAGTTTGGAACTATCGGCGATTTTCTAGAACTACTTAATTTAATATATTCCAAGATTAATCTAAAGAAGTATCGAGAAAACAGCAAAAACAATAGACTTAGGTAAATATAAGTAACTAATAACATATTATCTCCTCGGTATAAGTTTATAATACAATATAATTAAGCAAAAAATAAGGTTAGAACTATAATTAAATATAAGAGGTCTATCTCCTGTATCCCATATATAGATAAGTATAAAAAGCTCCCCCAATGTCCACATCCATATAAATAGACTAGATATTCCATTAGAATGCCCCTCAATTACAGATTTAAATGCTTGAGGTATAGCGCAAAACGCTAACAATAATGATCCGGCCCAACCTAACATTTATTATAACCCCCTGGCAGAGGTTGTACATCTATTTCGTTCAAATGCATTATGAGATGGTTAGCCATTCTTTGCTTTAGTACTTCGTAATTTTTACATTTGTACCTTTTATAGAATTTCTCTAGCCTATGTTTTATTATAGCATGTCTTAAGCCAGGCTCTCTTTTTAAATTATCCTTAGGTACTCCACTCAGTATTAAAGTTGCCACTAGTCTTGTTTTTGCGACACTGTTAATACTTCCTTCATTTAAAAAAGGTTCATTGTTTACAAATCTATATATCTGTTCTGGCGTCATTATTTAACTCCGTATTCATAGGCATTTACAGCCTGTGTTATTTTCCTATTCATTATACTAATTCCTTCCATATAAGGGTATTTATTTTGACAATGTAAAAGCTCCCTTATTACAGTAACCTTTCTAGCAGTTAAACTTAGCTTGTACCAATACTCTGAACTTATCTTTATAGTTTTGTTTTTGATACTAGTAGCTGTCTGTTTAGACATATTACTATCCACACTAATAGTGCAAACCTGCAAGGGTTTAAATTGACTATTATATTCTTTTAGCGCTTGATTTACAGACGGGTTTACGTTTAGTAATACACTAAATATAGTTATGTATTTCATTTTCTCTCCTTAGTAAACCAATGTAGAAATAAGGCGTTAGCCGCTATGTGTGACATTTCCTGTAATTTAGTTTCGCTATCATGGGTCTGACCTTTTCTGTAGGAAGACATATGTCTGTATAGTGCATCTTCAAATCTTACTGGATCTACATTTTTCCAGTTAAAATCACCATGGTTTTTAGCCCCAAACTCTAACACTTTTAATAAATCGTCTATAAATTCCTGATGAATTAAAGACATGCGAGGTTTACCTTGATCGTTTTTAGTACCTACCGCTTTTGTAAAAAACTCCGCATCTACAGTTATTTCAATACCTTCTTTAATATCTTTTAAATATACGGCGCTTACCTTATTATCCAACCATTCATGCCCTTCTACTATACATTTTTTATCCTTGTAAATTATCTCTTTATTTATATACGGTATCATACTAGGCACCTCAAAAGTTGTAACTCATCAAAATACATGTAAAGAGTACCTTCTACAGGATGTTGTAAAGTATATATAATTTTTCCTACACTAGTAATTAAATATGAAATTACTTTATAACCTTTTATAACTATACCTATCATTTTTTCAGGATTGTCTACCATTATTTTACCTTCATGTCTTGCAGTTTATTTAAGCCTTTAAAACTATGCACAGTAATATAAGGGTTTTCCCCTTTAATTATAGCTCTCTCCATAATCTTTACACTAGGGTAGTTAAAAGATCCTCCGGGTAGATGATGTGTGCAATTACCTTTAGGGTAAATAGCTATTACGCCCTTCTCTAGTTTATAAGTAATTCCGTTAGCTGCTTTATATAACATATTTATCGCCTCCTATATTTAACTTATATAGCAAGGCTAATGCCAAAATAAAAAGGCCCTACATTACAGTAGAGCCTATAAAAATGTCGAAATATTGATCAATGTACACTATATATACACTATTTAATGAGGTTTTTTAAGTCCGTATTAGCTTTAATTTCTTTCTTAAGTTCTGATAATTCGTCTTTAGACTCTTGTATCTGTTCTTTTAAGTACTTTAAGTCCTTGACATCTGCTAACCCTGCCTCCATTCTGTTAACTAGGGTTTGAACCTCTTCTATTAAAGATAAGAGGCAGCTATAATTTTTAGTTTTATCTAGTGCTCTCATCTCATCTAGTACAGAACATACGTATCTGTTTGGTCCTATAGAGAATCTCATTTTGTACCCCATCTAGCAGAAGAGCCTTCTCTAGAGTCTACATGAATAAAGGTCTTATATTTGCCTACACCTTTAAATATAGGGTTAACAAAGTTAAATAAATCTAATATAGAATAATTGTGAGGCACTAAATCTGTAGCAGTACCTAATAGGTGTTGCGATCTACTAGATCCTCCTACAGCCTTGTTATGTTTTTTACATCTGTAACCACTAGTAATAGATAATCTGCCCACTACGTCTCTTAGTTTTTGTAGCTGTACAATATGTTCTAGATCAATCAAAGTATAAGTACAGTCCTCGTTATTGCACTTACAATCCAGTTCACTAGATGAAAAATTCTTTGTAAGTTGTATATTAGCCCCTTTTGGTATTTTCATTATTGTCTTTTTAGCCATTCTTCTATTTCCTCTCTTGTGTCAAAATTGTAACATTCGTCTATAAATTTACTAGGTAACCTGGTTTTATCGTCATAAAATATTTTAAAACTTTTAAAAGAAGGTCTATTTATATTATACCAAATAAACCCTTTACACAAAGGATTATAACCTATATAAACATCCTTAAAATTAGGGTGAAATAAATAATTCATTAGAGTAATTCCTCCTGTACAGATTTCCACGTCCCCTCGCTAAAGTCTTTTATTTTATCTGCATTTGTAAGTATTTCGTAATAATTTAAAAACTCATTTGCAGGTACTAGAAATTTAGGGTCAGCAGTTACTGCCTCTACAATCTTATTGTATTTAGATAAGTTTGAAAGGGGAAAATAAGCACATTTACCTTTTATATAATTATCGTCTCCATCCCAATCACAATAACCCATTAAAACACCTATTTCAGGAACTCTACTGTCCCTTAATATTCTACCTTCTAGTTTCATTTTTTAGCTCCTATAGTACTAGATCCACAGTCTTGGCAGATGTATCGTTGTCTTCTACCTGTTTTAGTAGCCCTATAACCGTTTTTAATAATCTTTTTAGAACCGCAAGAACCACAAGCGTCAACCTTCTCTGGGTATGTTTTTTCCTGGTCCCCAATAATTCTATTTAAATTAGGGTGATTTTTTATGTAAGGCAACAATTTAAAATAGAGACTAGCTCCTGCCTTAATATCCCCTTTACAGTATCTGAAAAGTTTATCTAGAGACTTCTGACACCCTTCGTCAGCTGCGTGCATAACACCACTAGGTAAATCTATTTTCATAGGTACGCCAAACTCTTTTGCTAGATAATATAAAGAATTGCTAGAGGCTTTTGCATATTTTCTAGCTGCCTTTAAAGTATCTACTGTAGGAGGCAAATCTATAGGTTCTAAACCATGTTTTATAAACCTATAGTTAATCTTTTTTATATCGAAAGCATCGCAATTATGCATAGGGTATCCTTCTCCAATAAACGTCTTAGTATCTGTAGACATTACATTTATAGTCCTTGTGCCTACATTAGTTACAGATACAACCTTTACTTTTTCCACTCCTTTTGTAACAGAACCGAAGTTATCCCAGTTTAAATCTTTTTTAAATTTCTTTATATCTAGCTTACCTATTATTTCCGCCATTTCTGCCTTATTTCCCAGAAATCCAGAATATAGGCAGTCCTGTTTCCCTATTCCTGAAGGTTTTAATAACTTCCTTCCACTTAATTTTAATCCTAACTTTTTACTAAACTCTATAGCTCTATCCCAAACAGGGCCTGGTCTTTGGCAGAAGGATATAGTCTTACCACTACCTTTATTTATAGTACCTTCCCCGTCTAAAAACCCAGATAACCATCCAGCCTCGTACGAGGTATCTTTTTCCCAAGTATTAAATAGTTTCTTTATACGATACCCTGGCTTTAAGTCTACAGAACTAATCCATTTATTGTAATTATCTTTTTTAGTCTGTGCTAACCAAAAGTGATCTTTGCTTGTTATCACTCTCTCACCATTAGAAAGAAGCACTTCTACACACTCTTCTAATTTCTGGTAGTTAGATATCACTGTGGACTCTTTATATTGTCTAGTCCTTCCTATACCTTGCCACTTTCCCTTCTTTCTCAAAGATTTTCCCGGAGCTAATCCCTCTTCAAACCCTACTATTTTATCCCCTGGTTTCAAGTTTTTCACCTTATCCCAAGTATAATCCGCTTTAAGAACTAACGAATTTTCTTCCATGCAGTTATGGCCAACAATAAGGTCTGCCTCGGACATTACTTTATGTAGTTCTTTAACTATACCTAGGTCATTTCTAAAATCTTTTTTGTAGGACTTAAAATCAGATGTTTTTGCACCTAGTATTTTCCCTACTTTTCGGGTTTTATTGTCTAGCCAAGCCCAAGCCGCGCAGGTGATATACCAATCATGTTTGATATGTTTAGGGTGTATTCTATCTATATTATATAGACTATATGTAGGAAATTCTACTATCATTCTACTATTCTCTATATCTAGGTAGAGCACCTTTGCTTTTTTACTCACTTGTATACCCTTTCTTTAATATTTCTGATCGTTTAGCTAAAGAACTAGCTACGACCCCTTCTGTACTTATTCTAACATCTGGCGTCACTTTTTTCATCTCTTTAATCATTATTTTAGATACTTTTTCTAGTACCTCTTCTGCCACATCTTTATGACACTCTACTATTATAGCGTCATGTATAAATGCAACCATTTCATATCCTGCTTTTTGTATTGCGTACATAGCTAACTTAGCTCCATCAGCGGCTAGACCCTGAAATGGTGTGTTCTTTTCAGCGCAATAAAACGTGTCTCCTCTTTTTCTACCTGTAAGGGAGTAAACCTCTCCTACCTCTCCATTCATATATTCTCTCATTTCAGGATAAGCATCAAACCAAGTGTCTTTATATTTCTGAGATTCTTCTAGAGTTAGATTTAAACCATATCCCTTTGCATAAGTTATAAACTTTTCAACACCTAGACCTCCGGGATACCCAAAGTTAGGTGCTTTGCTGGACTGTCTTTCTTCTGGTGTAACATCTTTTGCATCCTTGTTGTAAAGCTGTGTAGCGTAGTATGTATGTAGGTCTTCCCCAGCATTAATCTTATCTGCCATAACAGAACTACCGTATCTAGATATACATATTTGCGCTAAAGTAGCCATTTCTATTGCTTTATAGTCTATATCTACAAATACATTATTTTCATCTTTAGGAATAAACATGTCCTTGATATCTTCATTCTTTTTCACATTTTGTATATTAGGTCCTGATGCTCCTGTCCTTCCTGTATTCTTAATACTATCGTATCTAGGATTTAAAACCTTACTGTCATGACTAACAAAATCTCTATTAGTTTTTAATTGCGCATGGGCTAAATAGTCACTAATAAAAGGCTTATCGCAATATTTTTTTAACTGGTCTGCAGAAGTGCATTTGTTACCTTTTTCAGTAAGGGGTAAATTATCATAAATATTTAAATGCTTTAAAATGCGATGAAAGTCTGTTTGAACACCTTTTCTACCTTTTATATAGCCCCATACAGCCATACGCTCTTCGTACATTTTCATGTCTTTTTCAACTTGTACTAACCATTTATCTTTAGTTTCTACATCAAAACCTATACCGTTTTTGTATATTTGATCTAGGGCTAGCTCCCCTTTTACCTGTATGTGTTGCGAAAGTAATGTTTTGTAAGTGTCGTGAGGTTCTATTAGCTCTAAAAGTTTCTGATAAACTTTAAAAGTTACTACCGCATCCTCTGCTGCGTATCTAAGATGCTTTTCCGGTATATCCCCTATAGGCCAGCCGTCGTACTGATCAAAAGTACACCTAACATCTTCATTTTTATCTAAATCTATATTGAGTAGTTTTTTAGCTATAACTTTTAAGCTAGCTGGTACAGTAGCTACCCCTATAGCCGCTAAGTTATATAATTTATACATTGTTTTAGTGTCGAACACTTTATTATTGTCATAAAAATTATAAAGAATATTCCAGCCTGTTAATTTACTAATAACCTGCATATCGAACGGAGCGTTTTGCATAATTAATTTACTATTTTTATGTAATTTCATAAACTTTCTAACATGTTTACGCTCTACAAAATAGCAAACCTCTTCTCCAGCATACGCTTGGAAAGTTATTAGTTTGTGTTTGCGACTAGTAAAGGGTTGTATATCGGTTTCTGTATCGATACATACTTCATTACCTATATACTGCCCTTTCCATATTTCTATATTATAGTCCATAAATCCCTCTCTTTAACGCCAAAGGCGAGCCCCTTACGGGAGCTACTCGTAAAGCATTAATTAAGCTGCTTTAAAAGCTTTTACTGCGTTCCTGTCTTTACCCATTAACGTCTTACCATCTTTAACGTACTCTCTCCCTTCATCAATTCCTACTCCAATGATAAGTTCTTCACCTTCGTAGTCCTCTAGTACATTAATATCGTTGTCAACACCTTCTAAACCTTCTTCAACACCTAAGGCTTTTAATAACATATCAGCACCTTTTCTACCAAACTCAAGGTATTTAGAACTATTATGTTTTACTGGAAGGTCATGCCATACAGACATTTCTTTTCCCTCTACTTCAGTAACAAATTTTAAAACTAATTTTTTACCGCTACCATTTTTAAACCCAGTTCTTTCTACTGATTTTAAAGTTGCTCTATAATCTCCAGGCTCTAATAATTTAAAACTCATATTTTTTTCTCCTTTAACATTTTTTTTAATACTTTATACTCTCTTTTAGCTCCGGTTGAAACGTACATTACTTTGTTTTTTATGATCTCTTCTGTAGAGTCGTCTTGGTTTATTTGTAATATACGCTCTTCCTTTACTGGGATACTCTCGTTATCTCCCTTACCCCTTGCTTTTAGGTTTACTAGTTTTCGCAACTGTTTTAGTTTTGCTTTGCGTCCCACTTTGTTCCTCCAAAAGCTTAATTATTTTATCTAGCTTATTATGTATTGCTTTTTGTTTTTCGTTGTCTATCTCTCTTCTTGTTGGGATAACTGCCTCCTTATTTTAGTATTATAGTTTAGTTAAGAATTTTAATTAGTCCAAAAAATAGAACTAGTAAGAACATATTTAAAACCATGCCAAAACGCATACCAGAGTAGTAAATATTATTTTCTTTAATAAAAGCACTCTTTTCTGCTTCTCTATATATTTCAGCCATAATAGCATCTTCTTCTACTCTGGAATACTCATTATTAACAAGTTTTTCCATTTTTTTATTAAATAGTTCGTCTTCGCTATTTTCAAACAAGTCTGACAATTCTTTTACTTTACTCATTTTTATATCTCCCTTAGTCCTAGACTGTAAACTCCAGTCTTTTTAAATTTTTTAATCATTTCTATCGCCTCCTTATATTGCCCTCTCCCTTTTTCCATGGAAGATTTTCCTACTTTATATACATTAGTTCTAAAATCTTGTTTAGATAAAAATACTAGATGAAACTCTACTTTATTAACCCCTGAAAATTTCATTAAGGCATCTGTATAAAGTGCGGAACTGAGATAATATCCGTACTGTTCACATATTCTCCTAGCCTCTTCTGGTGTATTTGCAGTATCTCTAGTTGTTTTTAAATCTCTAATAATTAACGTTTCACCTTTATCTATTTTATAATCAAACCTAACCTTAATTGGCATTCTATCTAATGTTATAAACAGGGACTCTTCTGCTACCCCACCTTTGAAAATATTTTTATTGGTCTCTAACCCATTACCTAAATTAGATACGCCTTGATTAAACTCTGTAAGCATGGTGTTAATTAAATCTAATTGTCCCTCAGTTACAATGGTCTTACCTTCGTTTTCTGTTTTAAACAATTTCCAAGCATTGCCTGATCTCCTAGCCCCTGGAAACACAGCGGCTTCAGAATTTAGTAAATGTGGTTCAAGTAAGGCTAAGTGACAATAATTACCTATCGCTAGAGCAGACTCACTCATAGGTTTAGGTTCTCCTCCGTCTACATATATTCTTTTAAACTCTTGAGGATCTTTTAAAGCCTGCTTTAGAACACTAGAGGAATAATGAGTCCTATCTGCATGATAAAGTTCGTTAGATAGATCGGTTATTAACCCTTTATATTTAGTCAATTTTAACCCCCTTCTCCCCTATTCCCCATTTTTCGAGACTATTTCTAGTGTTTTTAGCTAAAAACCCTTGCCATTTATCGCCGTGTGTTTTAATCGCTACCTTTTCATGTAGGCTAAGTAAATAGACAAGCTTTTTTATATGTTTGTTCTTAATTAATTGATCAGGATTTGCCTTTTCTATTTCAACAACATGTATCCCGTTTTCTAACCACTCTGGTACTTCTTTATATTGCATAATAAACCCTCTCTGTAATCCCTTCTGAATTTACAATGCCTTCTACAGCTATCTGTTTTGATTCTATTAACTCCATTAAAATACTTTCCCTTTTCCTGCCTTCTAAATACGCAGTGTCTCTCATTAATTGGGGTCTAGTTATAGCCTTTGCTTCTATTATCTTACTTAGAATATCATGTTTCTGTTTTTCTAAATAGTTATCAAAAAGCATACCAGAAATACTTAACTTAAAATTTTCAAAACAATATAGTATTACTTCTCTAGCAAATTCTACATCACTTAAATTTACTACAGGTAACTTACCTTTAGAGCCCGAACATGCGCTGATAATTATTATTTTAGTCATTTGTTGAAACAATCTAGCAGCTATAGGTCCATGGGTATCGTCAAGGTTTTCTAGTCTTAGAGTGTCAAATTCTTTAAATATTTCTACCAACCTTTTATCAGCCTCTTCAGTTATTTCTAACTCATCCACAAATTGTGGTCTAGTTTCGATCATTCCGTTTTTATCTGGTTGATACTGATAAAGATATTCTAATTGTTTTTCTACTTCTTTAGGTAACTTTTTCTCTTCTTTAACCATAGTACTAGGTGTAGAACTATCTCCAAAAAATAGTAAGAATCTTCCGAGCAATCCTTTTTGAATTGCAGATCTAGATATAGCTTCTTCAAATCCTCTAGGTGTTGTAGCTCCTAGAATGGTTAAATTAGGGCGATCCACTGCTCCACGGGTATTAGACCCCTGACCAGGAACGGTGGCTAGTGAGCGGCCTAGGAAACGGTCTGTAGAGCATGTATATAGTTCACAAAGAAGGTCTCCTAGTTTTGAGTTATATTCGCTAGAACCTGATACAACTGTTTTAATTATCCCTCCTATTTCATCTAGAGGTAATATTTGCGTGTATTTATTTTCTAAAGAGTCCATTAAGCCCGCTTCTGAAGGTATATCTGCACTACCTAGTAATCTAGTTTGACCTGAATTAATTAGAGTCTTTTTTACAAATTGTATACCGGCATTTTTTCCAGTACCACTTTTTGAGATGTTTGCAACATAAAGATTTGAAGACATTCCTCTAAACTGGAATTTTCTAGCGCAAGTAACTGAAAGTAATGAAAGAACTGTGCCAAGAGCAAGATCGGGTTGTCGAACCCAGCTATTATCAAGAATGTTCTGTACCATTTTCTTTATTACAGAATTGGCATGTGTACACTCTAGGATGTTTAACCTTTTTAGGTCGCCCTTGGCTGTCAACTTTTTTCCAGCCATCTCCTTAATTTTTTCAATATCTAAAACTGATTGCATTACAGGTTTTAAATATTCTTTATTCTCTCTATGCCTTTTAGAGTTTATACTAGATAGCATACTAGAATAAAAGTTTAGTGCGTTAGTGGTTTCATCCATACAAGAAAACTCGTTTGGGTCTGTGAAATATGGAGGGTTATTTTGCTCCCTATCAAAAGTAATTAAATCTTTAAGTATAGAATCTGCAGTATGTTCTTTCTCCAGTAAAACCCCTAAATGTTTCTGCAAATTGTTATTTCTTCCTACAACCTTACCATGTTCTTTAGGCGCATTACCGTTGCCAAGCAACACACTTAAATGTGCAATTAAAAAAGGGGGAAATACAGGAAGTTCATTTTTATTTATATCTAATAAAGTTTTTTCAGACATCCAAACATAGTTGCTACCATTTTGATGCTTACTAGGGGGTAATGTAGTTTTTTTATTGTTGGATAACACCTCTAACACTACATCTCCATTATATTTTAAAACTTCGGTAGACTCCCCAGAATATTTAAAAAATCTAGTCCAGCCTTTACTGCCTTTTTTTTCTACTGGACTATCAGGTAGTAAATGTGCGATTTTATTCAGTATTTCTTGATTATCAGTATCTAAATCTAGTGCAATTATTCCTGATTTTTCACCTAATGTGACTGCAATATTAGAACCTTTATCTTCTAAATACTGATCTTCCGATAGTTCTTCTAACTCTGTAGGTGACATATTCTCATAGTCCCCAAAAGATAACCCCTTTAAGGCAAATCCCTTTTTTGCATATTTGTCAGGTACAGGTACATACCCCTTCTCTAAATATGCTTTAAAATGTTTTTTATATAAATTCATATTAAAATTGCTCCCAATTATCTGCTTTTTTAAACCCATTTTCTGTTTTAATCCAAGGCCCTGCGTGTTTTTCTTGTCCCTCTATTTGATCGGCTCTATAGAAAGCACTAATACTTCCGCTGTTGTCTCTCCATTGCCAATAAAGTTCTGGCTCTTCAACTATTTCCCAATAACAATCCACTAAATCCCCAAAAAAATATGCATCAAAGTAATCGTATCCTTCTTCTGTAATTAAGGTTTTGGACGAACTTAACTTTATATATTGGCCTTTACTCCAACTTATTGCCCTCACTTTTTTACCCTCTTCCAACGCTTTCATTGCTTCCCAAAAGTTTAAACCCATTACCAACTTACTCCTATACTTCCACCTACAGTCTCATTACTAAGATAAAATATCCCGACACTGACCGAGTGTTTACGGTTTAGCCTAAACATATCTCTACTATACGCAATACCTACTACCGGCTCTCCATTTGACCTAATACGATTACCTGACAATACACTTAATTCATCGTCTGGCCCATCTCCAATTAATAGTTGTAAATGATTACGTCTTCTTTTAAAAACTTTTTCTTTAACTGTTACAACGCTTTCAACTACTTTTGGTTTACAAGCTTTACAGACCTTACGCTTTTGGGTACGCGGTACAATTTTATATTTATCTCCATCAAACTTTTGTATAGTACCGTCTTTTAATACACGTGTAACATCTGACTTTTTAAATTGTTTAGGTGTTTCTTCTTTAACTAATTTTGTAGTACAAGTTTCTCCAGCATGTGCAAAAGAACAATAATAAATTGAAGAGAAACATACAAATATTAAAACTAAAATACTGAAATCTACAATCTTTCTCATTACAATACCTCTAAAATATTGATAGTTAAATATTCACTATTACGAATACCGAATATAAGCAAGTTGTTATATACGCATACTTCGGAAGCACCTGCTTTATTGCTCCCAAACTGTCCCGTAGCACCGTAAGACGGCTCTACATTATCGCACACTTCATTAAGTTGACCGTTTACCCTGTCTTGACAGCTTTTATCTTTATAAACGTCGAAAAACTCGCTGTTGTGAATAGATTCTACAAATAGTCCATTACTTACAGGGCTGCAACTGTTATGTGCAATGTTAGTAGATATATAGGAAATCTCATCTCTCGGCTCTGTTATCGTCAATGAACTACCATCAGGACAAGTAACAGTTCCGTCTAATAGTGTACAGTATGTATCTGTATTGGTGTCTTTTAGCTGCCTAATTTCAGTGTCTGCACAAGCAGATAAAGTTAGAATTATCGCTACTATATATTTTTTCATATTGTCTCCCTTTCAAAAATTCCTATATTCGTGCTTTTTAAAAGCAAAAAAGTGCCGCACTTTCACGGCAGTCACCAATTCGGGATAATTACGCCCTTTTCAGCATGGTCTGCTAGCCTCTTGCTCTATTGCGCTGTCTCGGCCAATACACATTTTTCACATCTATCTAGGTGTTTTATCCCAGCATCACGCCTCTTTACTTGCCAGTGAGCTGGCGAGCTCAGCAAAAAAAATCCCTAAAGTGGCAAGTTCGCTACGCTTGCACCGTGTACTTTGGACCTATTACAGGTTTCGGAGTTTTCAGCTATGAATTACGGAATCCCTACATAACCCCCTGCTCCCCGAACGCCGTACGAATACTAAGCGAACCGGTCAAAATAGTGTGTGTCTTACCAGTGGTTGCATCTTACCTAGCCCGCTTCACCCGACTAGAACATTATGACTTTTCAAGCGAGTCACCACAGCTTCCCACACCGCACTTTAGGGAAAAATTAATTTATTCTTATAGACCTGCACGAACAGCGCAGTCTTTAGCTTCTAATAATTTTCTCATAGCAAATTCTAGTTCTTTTTGCTTACCGCTATTCATTGGGTATTCGGCCCACCTTTTTTCAAGATCGACTGCAAGACCATAGAATGGTTTACTCAACACTTGCAAATGTTTAGGTAAGTGATCAAAGCTAAAATAAGCTAATAAATAACATTGTTCTCTCATATTATTCTCCTTTTAAAATTTCTTCTATTCTTTCTCCAGGATGCTTAATTAAACACTCTGTTTTTGTTCCTTTAATTTGCTGATCATAAATGCTAACTAACTGTTCTTTAGAATAATCTAAAGCCTTCTCAAGCCTATCAATGTAATCAAGGAGGGCGGGTATTTTATTGTGGGCTAACTCTGTAAACTTAGAATCCTCAACAGGCTTTTCTGTATAGAACCTAACAGTATCATCTTGATTTTCAGTATATAAATTCTTAAAAGCGGTTCCTCGCATATCATAAGAAATCATGTCTGCTCTCCCAGCTCTCCACTCCCCTTGAGTCGATGCCTCATACGCTTTTCTTAATTGTTGTAGTTCTTGTTTAGTCATCCCTCGCCACCTTATTCCTGTATATCTATTTTTTTAACTGTTTCTGGACTAAAAGTGCACGCAATTAAAAATCTTTTAAAAGCGTCTACAACTTGATCTAGGTCAATATGCTCTGTAGTAATTTCTATCTTTTCTAGATCTGGATAAGTACCACCTAGGTTTTCATCTGCTTCTTTAATAAATTTTATTTTACTCATAATCTATCCCTCCCTTTTTTATAATTTCTCTTAGTTTGTTGTAGTTTATACATAGGTCATACTCATCTTTAAAGGTGTATACTGTAGTAATCGGACCGTCTGGTACTATCTTTGTAATCGTCCCAATATTTAGTAATCTTGGATATTTTTTTGATTTACAGTACCCGTTGTGTTGAACCTCTATAAATTGCGTTGACCCGCTAATATTATCTACTTTCCCGCTATCAATACTCCCTATTAATAATAAACCAAATATTATTCCGGCCATATTAAAAATCCCCTATCTTCTTAACCCAGACAATTTCTGAATTATTAGTTTTTGTTATTCCAAATTGATCACAGTCAAACTTATATTTTTTACCTTCAATAATTTCAAAATTAGCGTCAGACTTTCTAAAACAAACTCTTATACCATCGACCGGTATAAAAGATCCACATTCCCCATTAAATACGTCAACTATTCCTGTATATATCATAATTTACCTCTTAGTTTAGTTAATTTTTGTTTTATTTTAAAATCTCCTAACGCCGAAGGCGAGACCTTTTTAATACATGTCTAGGTATTTGTATAGGTCAGGCGCTACTCTGACAATGGCTTATCTGATACTCATTCGGGTTACAAACCTTTAGTGTAATATTTGCTTATAACCTCAGAATCCCTCTGCACACATACGAGGACCATCCTTGATAAATTAGGTGTGTCTCCATTGGGCGCTTCACCGAAGATCCACGTGTAGCCAAATCTTTTCCACACCGCTATACGAAATTATATATGCAGTCGCTATGCCATATCCTAGTACCTCTATATTAGATCTGACAGTATTTAGGTGTATAACTTATTGACAGTGTCTAAAAGTTCGACACTTTTGCGGGAATATTGTAAAAGTATTTAAAATTCAAGTTACTAGTAATGTAACATAATATTATTATTGTAAATATTTAAAATAACTAAGAAAAAAATAGTTCTTGACAAAGATATATGGTATACACTTATAATAAGGAATATGATCTGAACATATTCATACCCGACTAGCGCCATTGGGCGCGGTTGGGCTTACTACAGGGGCGATTTTGAGCCCCTTCTATATACTTATAATAAGCTTAATATAAGGTAAGCGATAGAGGACATAAACAGTAAACTTAAACATCTTAAACATACACCCATTCCCATACAAATAATTAGCTAAATAGTCCGCATTATGATATATTTAAGTATGTATACATCTTTTCGAATATCTAATGTAAAGCCATGTTCAATAAACAAAGCATATTACAAAACAAAAAAGGTTCTTACGATAGATGGTAGAAGATATCGAAAAAGACTATTGTGTACTATATCTAAATCAAAAGAGATTGTAGAGGAGTTAATGCGCCTTAGACTCGCTTTTGACGATACTAAACACGCATTGAGAATCTATATCATTTACTATATACCAAGACATGAATATTACACCCAAGAAGGTAAAATATCTATGAGATCTGGGGATGTAGATAATTACGCAAAGCTTACCACTGATTTCTTATGTAATTCTAAATACATAGGTCATAAATTTCCAGAAATAGACACTGATATACAAAATCTAGGGATAGATGATAGGTATATCGTGGATTATGACTCATCTAAACGTCCTAGCCATAATAGACAGCACCATATAGACTTTCACATAGAAATAATAGATAAATCCTTAACTGAGGTTGAAACCCAATCCCTAGTACTAAATACCTCCTCTTATAAAGTGTAAAACTTTTAGACAGTTTCAAATATTTATACACTCATATCTAATACAGCGCATTTAGGCTGGTATCATGTATGCAATATATGTATTTATAAGCGTATGGAGGTATATATGTCTAAAATAACTACTTTATTATTATGTTACACACTAATTATCTTATCTGGTTGTGCTGGTATTGAAGTATCTATAGATAAAGAAATAGAGCCATACCTTGTAAGGGCGAGAGAGGCTGCTGAGCAGTTTGAGATAGGTTCTAAGGGCTTAGTATCCTATAGCTTCGTAGACAGCTTCACAGACTCTACAGGGGCTAATAAGGCTTATGTAGGGGTTTGTAAGACATATGAAGACGGTAGTAGACATGTATACCTTAAAAAGGGCTGGTGGGATTTACAAACTGATCTTGGTAGAGTTTCCTTAGTTACTCATGAAATGCTACATTGTGAATATCGTATGGCTCATACAGAATATGGTATTATGGGTCCAAATATAGGACAAACTATACATGCAATAGCCAATCTAGGACTTGAAGAGGCTCTTTTTGAGGCATTCCAGGATAAAATATTATTAGGTGAAAAGGATGATAAGCACTCAAAAGACTGTAACCATGTTCACTAGTACTGTAGAACTTATAGACAATTATCAATACGTAGACAGTCAAATCCAATCTATTGACACTACGGATGGCACAAGCAATGCAATATATCTTATATAACTAAGGAGAGGATATGAGAAATATAGAAGTAAGTAAGACATGGGTACAAGATAGTAACAATTATGAAGGTACATTCTTTACCACAATTGCTGGAATACCTGTACACGGTATATATGAAGTGCAAGATTCAGGGTTTAGTATTAACAGGCTAGAAGTAGGTGCATGGGAGGCTGAAGAGCAGTTTAATCCTAAAGTATTTGAATATATTGCCGATTTATTGTTGGAAGAGGTCTAAAATGGCGTATATAAAACTTTTAGCTTTAATATTATTAGCTGCGATACTTAAAATATTTTTATTTAAAGAATATGAGTTAATAAGTATATTAAATTATGTGATACTGATAAGCCTATTTACAACTATAGAGGGTAAAAATGAATAAAGAAAGAACAAAAGAGATATTTCAAGAGATTATAAAAGTTATTAATGAGGGAGATAGTAATGAGTAATAAGTATTTTACACTAGAAGAATACGGCCAACAATCAACCAACCAGCAGGCCGATACAGAGGATAAAAGGTATAAATCAGTGGAAATCATGGTTAAATTAGATGGAGTACAAAAGGGAGTATCTGTGTCTGAATTTAAACAAATTATGTTAGAATATGATGATATAATGTTCTATAAAAAACTGATGGAAGAGATTAAGAAGAATGGAAGATAAACAAGAAAAATATATAAAACTAAAATTAAGCAATTATTATGGTGATTTAGAAATATATAGAATGGATGACGGCGAATATTTTTTATGTTTAGGATGTGTTCCTACAAAAGGTGGATTTGAGCCTATTAGTAAAGAATTGGCTTTATTACTTATAGAAGAGTTAAAAGAGGAATAAATGACAAATGATTATAAAGAAATGCACAAGCTAAAAGAAATCGAGTACTTAATATCTAAACTACTTTTAGTAATTGACTCTGTAGATGATAAAAAACTACAGCCTATTTCTAAGCTATTTTTAGATACTCTAGTAGACGCACTGTATGATGCTACAGAGGAAATAAATATCTAACTGATTAACTAGAGGCTACTGGTAAAATAGTAGCCTTTTTCTTTATTTTACTGTCAAATCGCATACTTATAGTATGTTTTTAGCTAGTATAATATAGTATCAGCAAATAAAAAAGTATTTAAATATCAAATTGAAAATGAGTGTAATTCTTTACATGCAAACCTTTAATCTAGTATATAGGTGAGCAACTTCCATACCACAATCAATAAGTGTACCAATAATCAATAATTGTAGTTAAAATAGGTATTTCCTAACACAATCTTAACAAAACTCATTAGTTAAATAATAAAATATGGCCTCAGCGTTACTTAGCGTTGGGGTTTTTCTTTATATTCTCTATGATTGGTCTATTTATTGCAATAGAAACTAACCTTAAAAGGCCCCCTTTAATTTAAAGTACCCCCTACCTAGAATATTTGGCATGAAAAGTGCTACGGTTAAGTGTCCCTATCTGCAGTCGGTATTTTTCAGAGTTAAGTTGGCCCCCGCATTCTAGTAATTTCAATAACTTACACCTATTTAACGTCTAAAAAGCCCCCTTTTCCAGAGTTAAAGGTGTCACAATTTTCTTATAAAAAATGGGAAAATGCCCCTTATTAGGCCCCCTTATTCTAAGCCCCTGACAGGCCCATCCTACCCTTTTTTACTATTTTCTAGTACTTATAGACTAAGAATTAGTCTAAACTTTATAAACCCTGCTTAACGCCCCATATTGCAGTGATATATCGAGCCCATGAAGATAGATTGCTGCAATATATTGACTAAACTGTCTAAATATTGTACACTTTTACTAGTTAATCGTTCGTTAAATTTCTTCAGAAAGGATATATTTAGGTTTGAGTCGTCAAAATGCCCATTATGTTAACGAATTGAATGTTAGAGGAATTGTATATTCTATATATTTATATCCCCATTATATTTTTAAAAAGAAATTTCCAGACTGTAATGCGATTATGGATGAAGAGGCAAGAGAAATCCATTTTTCCGAGAAATATCGGGATGTTGCGACGGTTAGACATGAACTTTTTCACGCATATGTAAAGGCCTGTTTTTATGACTATATACCTAATCCTACCGCTGAAGGACTAGAAGAAATAGCGTGTGAGACCTTTAGTCACTTTGCCGAAGAAATAACGGATAATGCTAACCTAATTCGATTTGAGCTAGATAGAGTAAAAAAAGAGAGGGATTTAAAAAGGAAGGAAAAATGAAGATAGAAAAAAGTATAAGAAAAAAGAAAATTTCAGATTTAGAAAGCGATGTATGGGTTTTAAGATCTGTAACTGAGGAATTGATCCGTATTATGTTAGCCTCTGAGCAAGCTATCGCTGATTTTAGAGAAGATAAAGAAGATAAGGAATTTGTAGATGCCTTATTAAATACTATAGCAAATGGGAAAAAATATTTTGGAATCGAAGGCGAAAAGAAAAATACCAGCAAAGAAGACTAAGTTACCTAAAAGGAAGAGAGACTGGTCCGAGGAGCAATTAGAGCAGGCTAAAGGGCTGTATATGTCCTCCGTCCCTTTATCGGAAATAGCCCGGGAAATGGGTATACCTAGATCCAGTCTTCAACACTATGAGAAGACATACTGGAAAGCAGAGAAAGATGCTTGGCAGAAAGAGATATTGCAGGCTGCAGGATCTTTGACAAAGGAAGCTATATTTAGAGCTTCTAAAGCAGGTACAACCGTAATGGTTAGAGCTTTAGAGCATATGGCTAAGAGAGCTGAACCCCCTACAGTAAAAGAGGCAGAAATAGCTTCAAAAATTATGCAGAATCTAGACGCTATTGCAGCAGTAACAGCCGACGATAAAGAACAAGAAGAAGAAGTAGAGATGATAGAAGTTGAGGCGTTAGATCCCTTTAACTTAATAAAAAAAGGAGATAAATAATGTCAATTATAACTAACTTACTAAAATATGCCCTTAAGGTAATATTATTTTCATGGCTTGTCATATTTTTTGCAGTACCTTTAACATCTGAAATCTATGAGCGATCACTAGATAAAGACCCAGCTACAGTGAAAGAATTAGCACCATATACAAGGCCTCTTAAAATGCCAGATGGTAGCAGATATTGCTCTTCTTCTAGTATTAATTATAAAGGACATATTGTAACTTTAACTAATAACCACTGTTGTGATTATGGGAACGGTATGTTTGGATATAACGAGGTTAGAGTGGGGGATTCTATAGAAGAAATACTATATCAAGATGACTATGCAGATATATGTATATTAACTAGTGTACAGAAGGACACACCTATAAGACTTGCAGAAAGAGAGTTCGACTTTTTAGATCCTCTACTTTTAATGGGTTATCCTAGGGGTGATTTCTTAGCGCCTAGAGCAGGTCATATGGTTGTTTTAAATGAAGAGGTTTGCGTAAGATATACTGACGGATTAAAATGCATAGAAAGTAACTATATTAGTACCATATCTTATGGTGGTAATTCAGGTTCCCCTGTGTTTAACTCTAGATCAGAGGTAGTTAACGTATTATATGCAGGTAACCCTTACATAAACAGTTTCGGTATTACAGTTCCGTACATACTTGTTAGAAATGCCCTAGATAAATATGTAAGAATATATGATAAGCAAGAAAGACTTTAAAAAAATAGTCAGAGATTTAAATCTCCCTAGGGGGGACGGTAAAAAACTAGGCTTAACTACTAGTTTACATTCTGGACAGATTAAAGTTTTAAAAGACTTTATGTCTGGAGCTGTAATAACGCTTATGTTGGCCTGTGCCCGTAAGTTCGGTAAAACCGAGCTAGCCCTCTATATATTACATTATCAAGCCCTATTATTTCCAGGCTCTGCGTGCTACTATGTTGCACCTACTAGAGAGCAGGCAAAAAAGCTACTATGGGATAACTTTAGGCTTAAAAATTACATGCCAGAAGAATATAGGGATGGAATGCCTAATAATAGGGATTTAATGATACGCTTTAAAAACGGTTCATTTATTCAACTTATGGGTGCAGAAAATTATGAAGCAGCTAACGGACTATCTCCCCATTTACTAGTATACGATGAATTTAAAGCATTTCATCCCAGTTTTCATAGAACTATGGGACCTAATAGGGCTACACATGGTGCAAAACTAGTCGTAATCGGTACTCTTGCAGACCCTGCAGCTGTAAATAAAGATGAATATGATTCTATGGTTCAATTCTGTAAAAATCATAAAACTGCTCAATATCACGAAGCTACTACATGGGATAATCCTATTAATCAGATGCCACATAAGAAACAGGCCATAGAGGAAGAGATAGCCCTTTTAAGAGCTAGGGGTGACGAAGATGTAGTACAACGTGAATTCTATTCAAAATACGTCACAGGAGGTTCTAAGAGCATATATCCTCTATTTACTAGGGATAGATATGTAAAAGAACATGACAATATAATGTCGGAATTAGCTGTAGATATATCTAATTTAGATTTTGTAGTGGCTATAGATCCAGGTACTACAACTTGCTTTGCAGTACTATTCGGAGCTGTGAATCCATATACTAAGAAGGTATATTTGTTAGACGAAATATACGAGTTAAAACAATCTGAAACATCTGTAACAAAAATAATGCCGAGAATATATGAAAAAATACTGGAATTAAATCCCTATATATCTAAGCAAGAATGGCATTGGGTATTTGACGAGGCTGCAAAATGGTTTGAAGTTGAAGTAGCTAATCAGTATGGACTAGGTATGGCTCCAACGGATAAGAATAATAATAAAAAGGAATTTGGAATATCATTAATAAAGGATGTAATGGCTCATGATTTACTTGTAGTGTCAGATAGATGTGAGAATTATTGTAAAGAGACTGTAAGATATGCAAAGGATGAGAGAGGTAATATACCTAAGAAACATGATCATTTACTAGATTGTATTAGGTATTTATTAGGGTATTTAAATTATTCACTACTAGAAAAGAAACAAGGTAAAAGAGCATATACAGACTATGATGACTGGAAGAAATGGAGAAGAAGACCTGATCCAATGCTAGAAGATAGCTATGTTTCTATGGACTTTGATATAGATATTTATGATTAATTCTACCTTAAATTAAGGTCTTTAATCTGAATATAGACAAACTTTAAATGACTTATGATGGCACCGAAGGTGCGTATCGCGCTCTGCGCGCATAATCAGTAATCATAAGTTGTATATGTTCATATCATATACCTTATTATAAGGGGTAAGTATATAAGCTTGTAAAGAAGTTTTTTTTCATGCCAATAATTCTTCTCTAGTTCCCAAAATGATTAGACTATGATACAGGTTCCGCAAAAGTGTCTAAATACTTGACATTATTGTATAAACTATATACACTCTAAAATAGGGATAAAAGGAGTATTATGGGTATATTATTAGGTATATTAGTCACTATTAGCGCGCTAAATGCGCTTTTTTGCGTTTATAGTATAACGCAATCAAATAAGGCTTTAATCGAAGTAGAAGCATTTAAAAAATCTACGCATACAGTACAATATATTGATCCATCTGCTAGTACTATTAGCGAGGAAGTTCAAGCACAAGCAAAAGATTTTGAAAATGCTATGGACATGTCTTATTCAGAGTTTAACGATATATATGGAAAGAAACTATCGGAGGATTTTGCAGGTATTGTAGATCCAGTGGATTTTGAATTTGAAAAAGGTAAAAGGAGATCGTATTAATGTCTAATTTTTATGGAAATAAAGACAATGAAGATTCTAGAAAGCCGTTCTTTACGGTAGCTAAAAAATCTAAAGAAGATAAATTAGATTGGTTAGTAGCGGTAAAAGAATCTCTAGAAGATGAAGCCAGTGAGAGAATTACAAGGCAAAGACAACATTTAAGAGCTTATTTAGGCTTAAATCCTAGATACGAGTCTGTTAGAGGTAGGGCTACTATAGGTCTAAACAACAGAAGAAGAAAACCTAGATTTCCACATATCCATGACCTTATTGAAACTAAAGTTTCTCAAATGACTAGAATTAAACCAGATATCGAGGTATTACCTGCAGATGATGAACACAGCGATAGAGGGGCGGCAAAGGTTGCAAAGCAAGTTGTAAGGAACATATTTGAACAACAGGATCTAGACCATAAAACTATAGAACTGCATAGAGCCGCAAGGATTTTTGGAGAGTCTTATCTATTTATAGATTTCAATAAAAACATAGGTGATTTACATCCTACATATGTTGCAGCTAAGGAAATGGGTTTAGCAGATAAATATAAAGGCGAACTACGTATTGGAGATGTTGAATACAGTATAGAATTACCTTGGAGAATTTTTCTACAGAGGAAAGATTGCATAGATGATGTAGAATATTACTTCAGATATAAAGTACGGCCAATAGATGAAGTAATGCAAGAATACAATGTAGAACAAGAAGACATAGGAGTAGATGAAAAAGTCTACACTTTTAATGGTAGATCTATGCAAGATGAATACCAAGAAAACTCTTGTTTAGTCTGGGAATTTGTACATAAAAAAACAAAACATGTACCAGAAGGTTACAGAGCTGTTTTTACTAACGGTAAAATATTAGAAGAGGGCGAATACCCTTTTAGTATGGACAAATTAAATTTTGTAAGACTTACAGATTTAGATGTACCTGGAGAACTAAACGGTATCTCTAAGTTAGAGTTTTGTATACCTATGCAAATGATGTTTGACAATCTTACTGCTATTGCAGCTAAGAACCTATTTAAAACTGCTTTTGCAAGATATCTAATCCCTAAAACTGCTCAAGTATCTCCAGAAATGTTGGCAGATGATGTTACAGCTATAGTATATGCTGGACCTCTAGAACCTAAGCAAATACAAGCTAATCCAAGTCCTCCAGAGTTATACAGTTTTAGAGAAAATATACTAAATGATATGCAAGTTCTAATGGGTAATCACGGAGTATCTAGAGGAGAAATCCCTAAAGGCATTACTGCAGCATCAGCATTACAATTTTTAAACGAGTTAGAATCTGAAAGGTCAAGTTCTGATATCTCTAAACATGCCAATGTACTTAAAGAATTAGCTAGAAAAACAATATCTATTGCTGCTGATAACTACGATCTAGATGATGGTAGATTAGTGAGAATTGTAGGCAAAAATAACGTATCCTCAATTAAACATTTCGACTCAGCAGTACTATCTAGACCATATGATATTAAGTTTGATTCTAGTTCTGGGTTTCCAGAAACAAGGGCAGCCAGACAGCAAAGAATGGTCGAATATATGCAGTACGGCTTAGGAGAGTTAGTAAGTCCAGAAAGATTATTACATTTATTAGATATAGGCGGAGTAGATAAATTTGTCTCTAGTACAACTGCAGCCATTACTGCAGCTGAGACAGAAGTAGAGGAAATACTTGCAGGGGAAGATGTAGAAAGTCCAGAATTCTACCAAGACCATATAGCTAAATTAAGAGTATTCTACTCTGCCTTACAAAGATCAGAATTTACATCTGACGCAAGTAATGAAGTAGTTAAAAAAATGTTAGATCATGTAGGTATACAAGAAAGATTAGCTATTGAAAAGGCTAAATCTAGCTCTCTATATAGCGCTGAACTAGCAAATATGAGAATGTTCCCTATAACACCAGGCCTAAGAGAAGAAGCTAAAGCTGTAGTACAGAGTAGAGCTCAAAGTGAGGCTATTGTACAAGGTCAAGCTAATAGAGGTGAAGAAGTAACAAATTCTATTCCAGGTCAAAATGATGAAGGAGTTAAATAATGTCAGAAAATAGTTTAAATTTAAATCAAGCAGATATAGATGCAGGCTCTACAGAAGGTACAGAAAAAATAGATGTGATGCCCTCTGACAATGAAGCAATCACAACAGAGCCTACGAAAGAAGTTGAAATAGTAGGATTCGGTTCTCAAGAAGAGAGTATAAGCGATAAATATGATACAAAGCCGTCCACAGAAGCTAAAAAAGATGAAATTGTGCCGGACGAGGTAAAAAAAGAAGAAAAACCCGTAGAGGAGCCTAAAAAAGAGACAAATTCATCCGAAGAAGTGAAAAAAGATGAAAAAAGCCCTACAGAAAGTAAAAAGCCTGAAGAGCAGACATTTACTGTAAAAATTAATGGAAAAGAGGAAGAAGTTAGTCTACAAGAGCTAAAAAACGGATTTTCTGGCGCCAAAGAGGTTGCAAGACGTTTTAAGGAGCTTGACAACGAAAGAAAAGAGTGGCAGAATGAAAAATCTACCGTAGAGGGCTGGATTAAGGATGTTGGCACACTTTTTGCCAATAACGATACTTTTAAAGGTATATCTTATATCGCAGACCTTGCAGGTATACCTGGATATGTGTTAAAAGAGCAACTTATTACTGCTGTAACTCCTGAAATACAGGCTCGAATGTCAATGACAAACGAAGAACTGAGGAACCAGCAACTAAGGAGCGAAAACGAATATATCCAATCTAAGAACGAGTCTGAAAGACAAAGGCGAGAAGCGGAGCAAGCCAGGCAAGCAGAGCAGTCTGCAGAGCAGGAACTCCAGGCCAATATCCAGTCTGTACAGGAAACTCATAACATAAGTGAAGAAGAGTGGGAAAAAGTCTATAATAGATTAGACGAGGAACTACCTAAAGATGCTGATTTAACTGTTGAAATGGTTAGAGATGCAGTTCTTGAAACAAGGAAGTCTAAAGAACAAGTAGAAACCGTAGAATCTTTAGTGCTTAACCTATCTGAAGAAGATAGATCGATTGTAAATCAATCTTGGAAAGACGAGCTTTTAGATTTAATGTCTAGAAACCCTAGTCTAAATAAAGAAGATATATCAATCATTATATCGGATTCTATCGAAACTTATAAAAAAACAAAAATAGAGGAAAAGCTAAACTCTAAAGGGGTTGAGCGTATAGATAAACAAACTCCAGCTAAAAAGAAAAAGGTTGAAATCCCTCAAATAGGTTTTGGAGCTGGACAAGATTAAAGGATAAAAAATGAGCCAAGAAAAATGGAATTATACAGACGCTACTGAAAAAGAGCTTCTGAAAATCAATTATGGTCAAGAAATTTATGATCAATTTAACGAAGCTAACGTACTTTTTGGTACAATGAAAAAAATGTCTGACTTCACAGGTTCAGAGTGCAAATTCCCAGTTAACCTTTCAAGAGGTGCAGGTATTTCATCTGGTAAGCCAGGAAAGTCTGGAAGAAACAAGCATGCTTCTGCTATCTTAAGAACTAGCAAGCACTATGCTACAGTTAAAGTTGATAGAGAAACTATGAAAGCTACTCAAGGCAGTAAAGACGCTTTTGTTAGTATGGCTAAAAGACCTCTTAGAATTGCTAACGAGTCTTTTAACTCTAACCTTGAGAGACAAATGATCTTAGGTGATATCACTGGATCAGGTGCTTTAGCTACTATCACTTCAGTTACTGGTACTGGTACTAACGTAGATCCTTATGTTTGTGTTTTACCTGCTGATACAGTAATGGAGCAATTCGAAGAAGGTCATAACGTACATATTGGATCTGACGATCTTTTAACTGATGTTTTAGAAGTTGTTGACGTTGTTGATGGAGCTACAAAAAGTGTTTCTTTAGTTGGATCTCCTACTACTGTACCAGCAGCTACTGAAGTTATTTACATTCAGTTTGCAAAGGATAGTGAAGTTGCTGGACTACAAGGTATTTTAAAAGCTACTACTGGTACTTATAAAGATATCGAAATTTCTAGAAGATGGTCTTCTGATATTAACGATGTTAGTGGTGCAATTTCTACTGCAGAATTAAACAAGTCAATCTTAAGAATTGAAAAGAAATGTGGTAAGCCACCTAAGATGGCTCTTGCTTCTTATGAGCAGTATCAAAGACTCCTAGATCTTCACGAAGATCAAAAAACTTATGAAGTTACTGCTAGAGGAGAAAGATACTCTAAACTTAGCTTCCAAGGTTTACAAGTTATGACTACTAGAGGAGCTATTCCTGTAGTTGCATCTAGATTTGTACCTGCTGGCGAGATCTACCTTCTTAACCCTGATGAGATGTATCTTAAGACTCGTCCAGACGGTTTTGAGTGGGATGATGACTACGGTAAAGTTTTTAACTTCATGGAAAATGAAGATGCTTACCTTGCTAGATATTCTGTTTACTTAGACTTTTTTGTGAACCCTGCGTTCCAAGGAATTCTAATCAACCTAACAGTTTAATTTAACTTTAAAACTTCCTTCTTAGTTGAGGGAAGTTTTATACTAATTGGGGAAGGTATGAATATACTTAAATCGGATGTTATTGTATGCTCAGTAAATCATGAAGTACTTGTTAGAGCGCCTCAAAATGCTAACAATAATATGTTCCTATTAAATAAACATTCTAAACCTATCCAAATAAAGAAAAAAGAAGATAATTTTATATCTGAGAAACTACTAAAAAAGGCAATAAAGAGAATAGTTAAAGGTATTATTCCGCTAAGTGGAGTTATAACTAAAACTAGTATGTCTATAGTTAGAAATAAATACAGAGATAAAATTAGCATTAAAATATTTACAAATTTAACTAAATTACCAAAAAACAAACAAACAAAATACCATATAACTGGGGTTATAGGTTGTAATGAAATAATTACCATTAATTTTCACAAGGAGAGAATCTACTCTATAAATAAGATAATAGGCTTATGCACTTTATCGCTTATTATATCAGGATTAATACTATATGTCAGATAAAGCATTCTTTCGTCAAACCACTAGAGCATTTTTAAATGCGGATAAAACACCTAAACTATTGGGTGATATTGTACGTATGTTTAAAGATATATCAGGGGAGACTGTACTAGTAATTAAATCCACTGATTTAATAGGGGATTTACGAATAGAGGCCAAATTAGATCAAGAGTCTGACGCGGATCTACTTTTTATAGTGTCTGGAAATATAGATACAACTATAGACATATCATTATATAATGAGTTACAGATAATAGCGGATACAGACATTACTTCTGGCAAATTCTATGCTTCTGGATTCAGAGACGTAGGAACTAGTTCGGGAGGATCTGGAGGCGGTGACGCAACAGCTGCTAATCAGGTAACTAGTAATACACTATTATCTCAAATAGAAGTAAACCAAGATTCGCAAACTGTACTATTGAATAGCATCAATGAAGGCTTAGATTGTACCAGATGGACATATACGTATACTGTAGACGGGCTTATAAATACAAAGTCAGATGGAACGAATACATATCAAGCTAATTATAACATAAACAATCAATTCCTATCATGGACACTATTGTAAGGAGACAAAAATGGCATTAATAACTGATCCTGATTTATTGAATCAGGCTACAGAAGTAGTTTACGACACTTCTGCAAAAACAATAGAACTTGTGCAAGCAGGTAACCTATCTACAGATGGTGTTACGCTTAAAGCACTGTACTCTTTCACAAAGGAAGAATGGCGAGCAGACGCAACTAAACCGGGATTTAAATTCCCATTCACTCCAATTACAGACGAATCATTTGAATTAATCGACGGTTGGAATTTCCTAGATTCAGCTAGTAAATATCTTGTTCGTACAGCAGGTTGGACAGTTGTTGATGAAGGTACCGGTAATCCTTCCGAAATCTGGTCGGGCATTGTTGGACTAGGTTCGATTGAGTCGGATGACCAACTTTATTTTGATCAAGGTGTTGGAGCTACTGATTTTCAATTAACAGGTCAGGTGAACCAAGCGGTTCAAGTTTATTCAGATACTAACGCTGATGGAACTCCTGATTTTGATTATAGAACAGTCTTTACAATGTATGTAAGGGAACAAGGGCAGATTTTTGGTCAATCATCTATTGGAGATATTGGTGTTAGTACTATGCAGAACATTGCATATCGTTTCCCAATTTCAACAGCTACTGACTTAAAGATCACAGCTTCAGATGCGGACATTACAACACTCGCTCCTTACACTGGAATGAGTATTACTTATCACCAGGTAGCTCAATCGTTTAACATCGGTGGATCTAACTTTGATTTTGGTATCACTATTGATGGTAATGGTGGAACAGCCGAACAGATCTATGAGTTTGTCCAGTATCAGTTAAGGCAATCTGCCGATATTGATTCTGAAGCAGATGCTCCTACCCAGGTTGGTCAACTACAGGATGAATTATTAAGATTCGTAGGTGATAACTTAGAAACCTTAGCAGCTACAAATGCAGATGGAGGCGGAACAGGTGTATATATTACAAACTTTGATTCAGCTGACACAAATAGAATATCTTTTGTTGATAATACTGACACAACTAGGACTTTCCCATTCGTTGCGAGTTTAACTGTAAACTTTAACAACAACTTACAAAATGATACAGCTTCTAAGTTTTGGGTTTTCTTTACTAACGATGATGCAGGAGATAATGTAGGTAATGATTATGATACAGCAGGAGCTATTATAGTCTCTTCTAACGATTCTTTTTCTACAACTTTAAGGGAGAGAACATCTAATGTTGCAACAGTAACCCTGGATGCTACTCACGGTTTAGAGGTTGGAGATTTTATCAACCTATCTAGTATGGGAGATGCATCTTACGATGGTATTCACGAGTTAACAGCTGTTACAGCTACGACAGTAAGTTTTGATAGCGTAGGAACTGACGAAGCCTCAACTGCAGATGTTACAGGCTCTTCAGCCACTCTAATGGCAGGTCTAGTTGACTCAGTTTCATCTCTAAGTTTTACATTTGATTACGATGGAAATATTCAGCGTGGAGCTGCTTCAGCTGGTCTAGATGCGCCTATCACAGTAGTTGCATTAGGTCTAGATACAGGTCAATATGTAAGAGCGACGGGAACAATTGCTAGATCAAACGCCAATTCTGTTTCATTAGTTGCTCCGTTAGAGAGAAACTACGAAAACGCATAAGAGGCTTAAATGAATAATTGTCCTCATTGCGGCTACAAAAAATTTAAAGTAAATGCCCTTCCAATAATTATTGAGGGGGCTTTAAAATTCTATAAGAATATTTGTAGAAAATGTGAAAAAGAATCATATTATTTTATAGAAAAAGGTATACAGGTAAAGGATATAGTACATGGGAACAGTAACCCCGAATAATACCAGAGTAGAAGATTCAGAGGATACGTCTGGCTGGTCAAATAGAGGCGGTGGAGCAGGTGTTGCTGCAGAGGTTCCTTTAGCTTATCAAGGGACCAATACAATTAACCGTAAGATATCTTCCTCCTCTGGAGCAGGGTTTGAATATGATCCGACTTCTGATGGTGGCACTGCTCAAGACATGACTGCAACTGCTACGTCCCATTGGATGGTTAAAGTTATTGTCACTGATCCAGGAGGTCTCCAAGCAACTAATGGGGTAAGACTGTACATAGGGAGTGGAACCAACGAATATGCTTTTGTAATAGCTGGAACTGATGCAATTAAAAACGCATATGATGAATACTTACTTAGAACTGCAACCATAATTATTCCTATAAACCCTAATATAGCAGGATATAGGGATCTAGGACTTAGTTCAGGTACACCTACACTTACATCGGTAGATCTATTTGGTATCGAAGCTGCCTTCTCTGTAGGTACAGCAAAAGCAGAGAATGTGGGTCTAGACGCTATTGATTTAGGAACAGGACTCACCTTAACCGGATCTTCTAGTATTTGGGCTGATTTCGTTAATGCAGACGAAGGAACAACTAGTAATAGGTGGGGTTTTGCTAACTCTATTTATGGAACAAATGGAGTGTTATTCTTCTTTGGACAAATGACGCTTGGGACGGCTACCTCCGTTCAGTTTGATGATACTACGTCTAGTATTCTTTGGCCAGATGGGCTCTATGCAGCAGGATTTTCGAGAGTCTTTGCCGATCTTCAAAACGCATCTACCACAATTACAGACGGGTCAACCCATACGTCCTTAGGGACTACAAATGTAGAGGATACTAGGACAGACTATGTCTGGAGTGGAACATCCGGAACAGGCACAGCAAGCCACACTTTAAATAACTTTAGAAATTATATCATGACTCCAGCTGTAACAGTTGATGGAGCAAACATTCAGTGCGTTGATTTGACTCAAGGTGGGGGAACAATCCAAGATTCTACTATCAGATGTAATTCAGCTAGCGGCGTTGCTGTAATTGATGATGCAGATTTTACAGCTTTAAGCGGCGTTAACTTTGTTCAAACAGGGGCAGGCCATGCTATAGAAATTACTACTCCAGGATCATATACTTTTTCAGGACACACCTTTACAGGTTTTGGGGCAGATGGAACTAACGATGCTGCTGTTTATAATAATTCTGGGGGCCTAGTCACTGTGAACGTATCAGGTGGAGGCTCTCCTACTGTTAGAAATGGTGCAGGAGCTTCAACAACTGTTAATAACACTGTAGATTTAACTCTTACAGGGTTAATTGCAAACTCTGAAATACGTATCTTTAACGCAGGAACTCAAACTGAAGTAGCCGGTATCGAGAATAGCGGAACCACTTTCACATACTCTTATAACTATGTCAGTGATTTTGACGTAGATATAGTTATATTAAGCCTGGATTATTTGAATATACGTATAGAAAATGTTACACTATCAAGTAGCTCTACTTC